ATCTGCAACTGAACAATCTATTTGAATTTTATCTCCAGCCTCAAGAACTACCTTACCACCCGACAAGATCTCAAGTGAGCTGCCTGTTGGAATGTTTACGTCCTTAATTAAGAATGACGTACCATTTGCAACGTTATTAGCACCTCCTCTAGCTGATGTTGTACTAACAAGCTCTACTTCTGCAGTAACCGCAGTCGTATTAATGTTAGACAATACCAAACCTAGCACAACTGTTGTTGTACTTGAAGCTACTGTATACATTACATATGGCGTGCCAGCCGAAGCAGGTTCTGCTGCAAAGGTTACTACCTTAAAAGTATTTGCCATTTATTTTCTCCTATTTACTTATATTATACTATTATTTTTTAAAAAAGTCAATGATTAATTTAACCAAGTGCTATAGCTAAAGCTGTTGGATCGTCTGTTACAAATCCTTGAGCTGTCATTAATGTTACTACTCTTGATAATGCAGCTTTTCTATTTGTTCCACCTGCACCATCATCTACTACTATTAAATCTGATGTAGTTAAATCAGCACCTATATCTGTACCACCATCAATGTCTATATCTACTAAATCTACACCACCATCTGGAAAAACTGGGTTTTGAGAAAAAGTTACAACACCACCTGATGAAATTGTCATAGCATCTACATCACTAGCTGATCCAATTGTACCACCATCTTTAATTATAATATCATCTGCAAATGTTACAACACCATTATTATCTCCTGAAATCCAAGTTGTAGTTGTTGAACCATCGTAACCAGCAATTTTTAATTGTCTGTCGCCAGTTCTACTCGCTGGGTCAACAGTTCCAATAATTACATTTCCAGATCCAGTAGTAATACCAGCAGTGCTATCATTAGCTCCAGCGTTATATCCTAAAAAAATATTATAATCTCCAGTTGAAACTTCTCTACCAGCATCTCTACCTAAAGCTGTGTTAAATGTAGCACCTGAAGCAACATTCATAGCATTTTGACCTACAACAGTATTATAACCAGAATTAGAATCAGTAGCGGATCCAACAAAAGCATTAACACCTATGATAGTATTACCTGGAGCTCCAGTAATTCCTGATCCAGCATTGTAACCAATTCCAATGTTGTCGTTTCCAGTAGTCACTGCTGTTAAAGCAGCTCCTCCTAAAGCAGTGTTTTGATCTCCAGAAGTTAAGGCATCTAAAGCTGTTATTCCAACACCTGTATTATGTTGAGCAGCATTTAAAGTTCCTGATGTTGTATGACCAACTAATAATGATCCTGTAAAGTTTGTTCCTTCAATTTTACCTGGCATTAATTCACCAGTTACATTAGGTAGAGTGTGAACAGCACTACTTCCTACAGAATGTGGTTGTGGTTTTAGTTGCTGACCATGGGAGTTATTTTCACAGTTAAATTGAATAGTACCTGGGTTAGTATTACCTTTTATAGTTACATGACCTGTACCATTTGGTGCTAATTCTAAATCTGCGTTAGAAGTAGTAACAATATCACTACCATTTAAATCAAGATTACCACCTAATTGTGGTGTAGTATCTTCTGATACATTTGATAATGCAGCGGATGTAGCTAGTCCTGATACAACAGTTGATCTTGCAACTTTTTTAAGACCACCACCAGAAGTATCTACTGCTAAAAATACATCATCATTAGCTATTGTAGATATTTCAGATAAATCACCTGCGGCTATTGAATTAAAGTTTGTACCATCTGCAACTAAAATATTACCTGCAGTGTTTGTACCCATAGTAATATCGTCACCAGATACTGTAAGATCTCCAGTTACAATTACATTACCACCAAATGTAGCTTTACCAGCATCAGACATGTCAAAAGTTAAAGCTGTTACTGTGCTTCCGCCATCATTACCTTTAATAAATAAATCTTTATCTGAAACTTTAGTTTCTATGGTAACATCGCTAGATGAATTAGATATTTGCAATATTTCTGTGGCATCATCTTTAATTTTAATACCATTACCACCACTACCAGCATCTAAATTTATACCACCATCAACATCTACTGTTAGACTACTACCAGATTCAATATTTATACTGCCACTGTCAGAAATAGTGCTTCCGTTTATAGTAATATCGTCAACTGTTAAAGTTGTAAGAGTGCCAACCGATGTAAGGTTTGGCATTGCTGTAATCTCATCATCAAAGTACGCAGCTAAATCTGTAACTGCAACTTGTACCATTGTACCATTATCATTTAGTACAACTCTGTCTGCATCTGCAACTGTTGTAGATGTAGCTGATGTGCCACCATCCATTATGTTTAACTCTGCTGCTGTTGCAGCTATAGCTGTACTTCCAAAAGTAAGCCCACCATCTGGAACAACAATACTACTACCTGATTGTGCTGTAAAAGTATTTGCAGTAAATTGAAAATCATCAGCTCCTGCAATTTTAATATCTATTTGATCATCTGTATCTGCTGTAATAGTTGTATCACCATCAGCATCTAAAACTAGTTCTCTTCCTTCAATGTCAAGTGCTCCACCAAAACCTGCATCAACAAGATTTGTTCCGTCTGAATAAACTAGTTTTGTAGTTTTTTCTGATACACCAAAAGTAATACCTGTTCCTGATGCTGTTTTAAATTGTACAGTATAAGCACCTGATGTACCATTAGTTATAATATAAACTTTTTCTATAGAGTCTGGAACAGTTACAATTTGATTTCCTGTAATTGATCCTGTTAATTTTATAACAGCGTGACGAGCTATTGAATCTGATTCTGTTGTTGTCCCATCCGTGATAGATAATGCAGTTGTCTGAGCACCGCCAGCTATAGATTTTTCCACATAACCAGCAATTGCTTTTTCTACGATTTGTAAGTTAGTATTAGTTTTATCTCCCCAAGTCCCGGCATTCTCGCCAGTGGACATTAGTTCTATACCAAGATCTGAAAATGTTGATGCCATAATTTAATTCCTTAAGGTGTTGGAGAGTTAACAGGTATTCTAGCAGTTCCATCTGCATAGTCATCTCTTTTTCTACTACCTAATTGTTCTCCTCCTAACCGTTCAATTTCTTGTTTATATTTTTGTTCATAAAGTTGTAGCATATCAGCCGGACCTTTTAAATAGCCATATGTTTCTGCAAGACAACAGTATAGCAGACCATTTGGAAAATTCAAACTAATGAAACTAGTTTCATTGCTGCTTGCTTCTAATTTATCTGGTATACGATTGTAATGAATTTGATATTCGTAAGTGCTGTCAGGCACAGGTGATAATAAAATAGCACCTGATGTTGTGGCTCCATTACCGGTTGCTCCACCTTTCATAGCGTAATATTTTGGTTTTGCTGTGCTTGTATTTGCTGAACTATACTCTTCTAAAAATGTTAAATCTTTTTTTTCTAACCAAATATTAGTTCCAGTTGTAACAGAAGTTGAATCATAAACTTGTACACCTCTAACAACTAATGCTCCTGCTGGAACATTTACAAAATCTTGGTTAGTTACTAAATTACCAGTTGTTGATGCTCTGTATGCATCAAGAGGTAAATCTCTATAAATTCTATATTCTGCATTTAAAACTATATTTTCAATAATACTATCTGATAAAACAGTAGAACTAACTTCTGTGTAATTTCTTATTTGTGTTTTTAAATCTGAAAAACTTATTCCTGACATATTATGCGCTCAATGTTGCTGGACCAGCCGAACAACTATTGCCTCCTCCTGATATACCACCTGTTGTAGCAGTGTTTGTGTCCACAGTAAAGTGATAGAAATTTTCTGTGTTAGTTATATTACCGCTTGAGTCTCGTTCACCAACTGTAATCGAGTAGCCAGCGGCTTTTGCTAAATTAGCTCCTGTTACACCATCAAAACTTTGTGGATTATTAAATGACGCAGAAGTAGAAGGTGCACCTCTAAATCTTACAGTGTCCCCAGTTGAACGACCATGTGATTTTTCAAACACATTTATAATTCCAGATGAGGCTGAAATAGTTTTAAAAGGATTAGGCTCAAGTATTGCTATAACTTCATTTTCTGTTCTATCTGGCCTAGCATTTAATAAACTTTCTGCATCTCCACCTCTTGTTCTTAATTCTAATTGAGGATGTTTTTTTTCATATTCTGATTTATGTACAAAAGA